TTATTCAAGAGTATACGTCTTTAAAAATCTATCTTCTTCATCTGAGTACATATATCCTATTTCAAACTCCATATTGCTACGATCAGTTAACTTATAAGCTAAAGTGATTTCCACAGTTGAACCAGGTCTCACGTCTTTTGTTGTATTGCTATCACTAGGCATTAAATCATGATTATAGAACTCTTCTAATTCAACTCCATTTTGAAATGCTGAGTCTCTTAAAGTAAAAGCATATGAATCAGTTTCAGAGCTGTTATTGGTATAGTCTAGTGTTAATATGACTACATCATAGGTTTTACCTAAGCTATCCATTTTTGTGTGCTCTGCTTTCCTAAACGTTATCGAATACCCTTCTTCAAAGTCTACTGTATTTCCTGTTACTGTATAAGGATTTTGACTTGGTTCCGGCTTAATTGTAGGAACAGGTGTTGGTCTAGGAGTAGATGCTGGCTCTGGTGATGGTGTTTGCGTGGGCGTTAGCTCAGGTGATTGTTTGGTAATATTATTACTAGCTATTTCTTGATTCTTCATAGTACCTACATCATGTGATCTATAACTATTTCCTATAACATAAGATACAACTCCTACGCAGAAACACAAACACAATACAGTTATGAATATATATTTTTTCATTGTGGCTCCCCCAAATTGTTATAATATTAAGTCTATTCTAACTTAGGAAGGTCTAGTATACAAGCCCAAATCCACCAATCAGCTCTATTCCACATATAATATTTCTATAAAATATATACTAATCTTATTTGCTATTTTTTTTAACTTCATCTCCTACGTATTTAATACCCAAATGCTTCTCAAAAGATTTTATAGCCTTTTCTTCTAGTGCTTTACGTTCTTCTGGAGTAGCTTCTTCTATAGGTTTTACCACATCTCCAACATGTAATAAGATAATGTATTCCATACTTATTGCTCCTTTCTTATTTTTTAGAGCATTGACATCTTAGTAGAAATTTAGACATAAAAAATAGGACCAAGATTACACCTGATCCTATCTAAAACTATTCTTTTATTTAAAAATATCTAAGATTACTTCTATGCATTCATTACAATTAGCTTTTTTATTTATTTCTATTACTTCACATTTATACTTATATCCACTATTAAGTCTTTTACATATAGCTTCACTAAAATGTCTAGGAATATATCCTAGCAGTTCATACATTTTATTAACTATTTTAAGTGCATTCGGGTCATACTCATTTTCTGGGTGTGGAACTATTTTTAATTCCTCATTAACTTCTAAATTAATGCTCTGATCACAAGCAGTTCCCTGACACCCAATATAGTATCGTGGTCCTGCAATATAGAACCTTCTACTTACATTACCTTCTTCCGGAATAGGGTCTACAAATTCCAAACTATCAATTGGCAATCTAGCGCCACTTCTTTTTAACAACTTATATTCGTCAAATTCCATCATATCATATTTCTTTAAGATTTCTTCAATTCCTCTTCTTTTTCTATCTGGTAATCTACTTGAAAAAGTCGGAAATAACTTGTCACTTTTGTAGGTGATTTTTGTATCGTTAAATGGTATTACTAGTTCAAATCCTTCCTTAATAGCTTCATCAACACTTGGCAAATATGAAAACTCATATTGTCCATTCTTAGATAGCTGGCCTACTACATGACGCTTTCTTGTCTCTGGAGCTTTCCACACTAGTAAAATATAGTCTTTTCCATCTTTAATTGACATGTTATTCCTCCTTCCACGAATCTACTTCATATTTTAATAAATTAATTTTATGCTTAAGAAACAATGAAATTAATAGCCTTTTTTTATCTGAAACTAATTCACTATTATTATATCGGTTTAATATTTCATCAATCTTACTATTAGTTAGTATTTCTATAGTTTTATCTACAAATTCATGTACTTCATCATGAAACTTACTATATATATAGCTAAATACCTCTAGATGAGTAGGCTCTTTTGATTTCTTACAATCTATCTTTATTCTAGATTTAGATTTACTATTTACTAGTGCTCTAAATCTAACCCTGTCTTTTCCTAAATAGTTGTTTACATCATCATCCTTTATATAACTACATAATGATGAACCATTATCATATACTGGGCAGAGTCTATTTATGCCATTTTTACTTAGTATAGCCCAGTTATTTTGATGTCTGTCTGTATTACCAATTATAAAATCAAAAATCATTATTTTAAAAAACTCATTTTTAAATTCATACAAACTAAGAGCTTCTAGTATCATTTCTAAAGAATAATACATTTCATTTTCACTGTCGTAAAGAATTTCCTGATCATAATATGGATAAAACTTATTTATTAATCTTACCCCTTCTATTAAATCCTCACCGTTTTCATTTATTAGATAACTGGCACACCCTATTCTTTTGTTATAACTTCCAATTTCCACCTTAGCACTACTTATACCTAAAACGCTAGCGATATCAGATGCTATGGCTTCTGATATGTGTTCTGTAGTAGTCTCTGCTTTATTGAATTTAAATAAGACTGTTTCTGTATTATCAGAATTGGTTAACCAGACCTTCTCACTTCTACCACTACCTTCTGAGAATCCTTTATATTCTATCCAACAACTAAAATCTTTAATCATATGTAAATTCTCCATAAAAAATAAGCTTAGCCACAGATTTATTTCTTTATAGCAAGCCCTTAATAATTTTCTTAGTTGTATAAATATCCAGTAATATTATTTGTATTTTTAGAACATTTTATTAATACTATATTATTTTTTTCTACAATTGTCAACTTTTTTGCATATATGATAGCTGTGTTACTATTTTATGCTAGCCACTATATTACTAGTACTAAAAATGCAACATTTTACTATTAGCAAATTCGCAATTGCTTGCTTGTGATCGTAAAACAAATCTACGTTTTAGGCATAAAAAAAGAAGGTAAGGCTTTTGGCCCTACCCTAGTTTACTATACTTAATTATTAAAGCTCGTACGTGATTAGCATTGTACTGCTTATACTCCCATAGAAGCCTATCAGAAATGATTTTATCCTTTACTAGTCTATCTATACCACCCATATTCTTTAATAGTCCTGGTACGTATTCTAGTTTAAATTTAGACATATCTGCCCATGCACTAAGTACTGATATAATGTTTCGCTTATATAATAGCTCTGCAGCTTTCTTAAGCTCTGTATCCTCTGTCCCTATAGCAACTTTTACATCTTGTTTTAACTGTAACCATGCCCCATTGTTCTCCACGTAATACTTGGGACATAGCTTTTTAGTAACATCATAATGTCTTATAATCGCTGTGGTAGGTTCTAGATTATAACGCTTACATAAATCTGCTAACAACCCGATTAAAGCCTTGTAAGTCACGTCTGAGAACTTACCGATCCAATCCGGATGACATACTTCTATACCTAAGCTATAAGAGTTAGCATTGTTGGCATGATAAGCTATCTCATCCTCGGGTATGCACTGTATGATTTCTCCATCAAGTCCCACAATGTAGTGTGATGAGGCAAAAAATTTCTTTTCCTTTAAGCTCTCAAAATAATTCCTATTGGCCATAGCACTGGAGCCAGCATTACCTACCCAATGAATCACTATATTTTTAATAGGGCCCATTTTCTTACCTGGTCGGCTATATTGGTTAATTGTTAGTAGTTTTATTTCCATCTTCTTTATCCCCCTTCCCTCTTAGCTGAATAAGTGCGTCTACTAGCTTCTGTGGAATAGGTGCCCCTAGCTTAGTTAAATTCTCCAATAAACTAATCCCCTCATTACCACATAGACAGAAAATAGTAGCTAATCTTAACACATCTGTACCCATAACCCTGTCTATTAATACTGCTACTGCTACTGTTGTAAGTATTGCGATCTTTTTAAATACCCCACGAATTCCTAATTGGCTACTTAGTTTACGGTTAAGGTACGCAACCATTACACCTGTAGCATAGTCTATAACGACTAACGTTACGAGAACTTGGAATGCAATATCCCATGCACCAAATAAATATATAAATCCTCCTCCAATAGCCGTTATAAATCCTTGTCCTAATATTTTTTCCATACAAATCCTCCTTTTTTTGAACATAAAAAATACACCCTCTCGGATGCTTTTCTGTATCTTGCAATACTATTTTAATTTTTTACAAACAAAAAGCCATATTACCTTTCATCCCCATTGCTACGCCCTCTACCTCGAAAAATAATGGAAATGCCAAACCCACATAAAAAGCAATAGACGGTGATACGGCAAAAAGATTATCGCATACTGTATCTACCGTGTGCGGAATCAAGTACGCGTTTCGCAAATCATCTTTTATTGTTATGTTTGACAAGTTGTAACTAACTCCTGCAACATTTAATCTATAAACACTACTACCATAAAAATTTATCAACCCCCATTTGTCTAAATGGTAATTTACAAATACTGCCGTACCGATGTTGCCAGAATAAATTACCATTTTATTAGAAGCATATTTTACAAGTCCAAAAGTACCCCCTGTGGTTGATAAAACCGTTAATGGCTCCCTACTGTCAAATAGCAGTGTGTCTGGGTTAAATGTGCCACAATATATATCTCCATTTGCACTCCTTAGAACTATAGCAATATTATTACCTAAGTCTATTCCAGTACAAGGGTTTGAATTATAAGTAAGAGATATAAACGGTTTACCTAATGTTTCTGCCAGTTTAGTAAGGTAGTCTTCTGGGCTTGTGTACTTTATTATATAATCCGTTCTAGTTATTATCGTATTTATATCAATCATTCTATTATCACTCCTATCTGTGCATTAAGAGCTACTATTAATCTGTACCTTCCTGTTTTGACATTACTAACTCTGTATGTTTTTTGCGCTGTAAGCCCTACTGTGTGGATATAGCCATCTATTTCTATCGCTTGATTAGTTTGTAATCCTGTAACTGGCGAACTATCTAATGCAATATCTTCATTGCACCACGGAGATTGTAAAGTATACCATCTTCCACTGTATTTAAAAGATAAACTATTTGGATATCCAGCTATATATATACAATGCTCATTTTTGTATGTGATTGGACTTAACAAGGTATACGTGTGATCTAGTGAGTCTTGGTCAATTTCACATTTGTACAAATCGTCAGAAGTTTTTTTGTATCCTACGGTACCTCTATGATAGGACTCTATGACTTGTAACTTGCTTTTATATACGAGGCCTTCATAGTATTGTAATAACCTGAAAAAATATTTAGAGCCACTCTCTGGTTTAAAAACTTGTTCCTTGTATACCACATCTTTATATACAAAACTGTTATATTCATACGTGTTGTAACTATACGCACTTACAAATATACTTGTCAAAAAATCAGCCGCCCATTCACTATCTCTGCCCTCATTTCTAACCATATAATCCGTTAAGCTTACTTCCGTTATAGAGTCATATACCATCTCTGTCTGAAAAAACTTAGCACATAATGTAGGAGCAAATCTTGTTATACCCTCTATTTTGTTAATTGTCTCGTTTTGTGGAATGCTTAAAATACCATTATTGATTTCTGTATCTGTGGGTACTGCCCCAGATTGTGTTACTGTGCCGCCTTTTTGAAGTATAACCGCTTTATGCGATAAATTACTGTTAGCGGCAGATTGAAAAACCTCATTAATTGCTCCTGTGACGGTTTTAGAGGTAGTTTTAAGAGTATTATCTATAACCTTACTAGCATTTACACCTATACGCCCATCAGCTTCTACGTATATACCTTTCTCTTGTTCCGGCTTAACAATACCTGTATTTTCATAAGTGGCCACATTAACGGTTGTTGCTTCTGTAACAGCAAATAACTGCATGGCTGTAACGTCATACTTCCCATAGAATCTAAACTCAAAGCGAGTTACTTTTTTAGGGAATGTAATATACTTCCAAGTAACTTCTCCTACGTGAACACTCGTAATTGGCATGTGTACTCTAGTGTTATTAAGATATAACCCATCTTCTCCATATGCAACTAATTCCATGTAGTTTTCGGCTTCTATGAGATCAGTAACTATAAATATAAATCCATATTTTGTATTTTGTTGTGTAGTGTCTAATGTTATATCTGCTTCTATATTTCCCCCATTAAGAGAATATCCCCCAGATATTTCTGTAACTTTTGAACTTGCGACCCATGTTAGACTAATATCTATCTCACTCATGGTTTAAGCACCCCCTCTATGGTACCCGATAACCCTCCATCAAATTTATAGTTAAGAGATGTTACAAGCATATCCCCTACATCATACACTGTAATAGTATCGCCGACTTGCAAGCTGGGATCTATGCGACTTTTAAAACTATACTTCTCACCATTATAGATATCAAGACTTAACGCATTAACTTGCTCAGAGGTTTGGATGTAAGGATTGCTAAGATAAGTTACATTATCGTCTACAGCTGCTATAGCAGTAGATATAATTTTTGTCCCTATAATAGAAAAGTCTATATATTTAGCTGAACCCTCTGTATACCCAGAGCTTAGATTTATACTTCCACCAAACAATCCATATTTAAGGTTACTAAATGACGTATTATAGTTTTTGAACATAACAAAACTAAGTAATCCAGGACTACCAAAACTAAATTCATGTGGTATATGCTCCCCAGTAACTCGTATAGAAGTAGCACTGTAAAGAGTGGTATCCTCTTCTTTAGTAAACACGCTACGTACTAAGTTATAATTCTGCTTAGTAGTTACTAAGTCTGTACTGTTACCACTTTTATCTAGTATCATTTCACCTGAATCCTCTTTATAAACGGCCACTGGTGTACTAAACTTATAAGGCATAAGCTCTAGATTCTCGCGATATCTCATAATACCACCTGTAGCAAAAGCAAAAGCCTTTAGTTGCTCTTTTACTGTTTTATAATACAGATATGTGCTGCCTAGCGTTCCGTCTACAATAGAACCTATAGTAATTGTTTCGCACATAAGCTTACTGATAGCAGATACTATATAGTCACTTAGCAACACGTTTTGAGCTGCTAGTATCTCAGTTATATTTTTAGTAGGTATGTTAGAACCTAACTCTAGTGATATGATATAACCACTTTTTTGCCATCTAGTTGGCTTGAAAGTGCCGATACACACAAATTCATTTATGCTATTGACCACACATCCTAGGTATACTTTTACTGTAACCTCTTGACCATATTGCTCACTTGTAAGTGCATCAGCCTTTAACTCTAAATTAATCTTGTCATCTTGCAAACAACCTAAAGCAATCTCGCCTCTTTGCATGACATTAATATTAATTATTTTTTCTTGGCCAATAGTAAGAGGGGTAGCATAATTAAACACTACCCTAGCTCTTGCTTTAACCACATTAGCTTTTATGGCTTGTTTAAAAGCTTCAGTTGTAGTTATCATGCTACCTCCTTATAATTCTGTAAGTGTTATACTGCTCTCATCCCAGTAAGCCTTAGAATCTAAAAACGACCTAATAGGTGTTATCCTGTCAGGTCGTTTCATGGTCTTAGTCTTAGTTATGCCATCGGTATCAACAAACTCTACTGTAACCGTTATACTTCCAAGTGCGGTCATTAAAGCATTCATTTTACTTTGGTCTAATGCACCAAGTCCTATTTTAAGTATTACTTTTTCGCCTAGTACGTAAATAAACGTATCCCCTAAGCTATTCTTAACTTCTTTAGTGATGTCTTTATGAGTGACTTCGTACGCCACTATATCAGTTAAGTCTAAACTACCAATTTTAATCAACATCAAAAGTCACCCCTCTTCTCCTAAGTTCCCTTAACATACCATCTACAGAACCTTCTCCTACTTTATCTGCATTCATATTAACAATAATAGGAGCCCCTACTTCTTCTGTCAAAGCACCATATATAGCACTTAAGGCGCCTATAACACCATTGTCTTTAGTATTTACATTTTGTGTAACATTACTGCTCGTAGAAAGATTAGCACCGATAGAAGCTGTTTCGCCTGCTACTGCTGCTTGCATTTGTGCCACCAACTCACCTACTGCACCACGAACCATATCGACGCCACTTCTAAGTCCTTCAGCTAATTTACTAGCCGTATCTTGACCTATCTTTTGCGCTTCATCCGGCATCAATCCAAGCTCATCATTTACTTTATCAGTAAACTCAGTTTTGAGTGTGTCAAACTCATCCTTGTAGAAGCCACTAGCTAACTCTCCGGCTAGTTTCTGCTTTTCTTCCCAAAGAGATAAATAACTTTGAAAGTCCTTATCTGATTGTGCTAATAGCAATTCAGTAAAGTCTAAAGCATCTTCCATGTTCATATTGGTGATCGTCTCTAAGAAATCTTGGCTTGCCCCTTTTTGTTTAAGTGCATCTAGTCCTTTACCAAATAAGGTAAGTTGATTTATATCATCTTTTAGATCACCAAGCTTCATGAATTCGACATCTTCACCCTTGTCATTTTGCTCTGTAAATTTATCGAATAAATCTCCAAAAGCCTTAAACTTCTCTTCAAGTGAAGTTTGTTTACTCATGATAGTTTGATATGCATTTTCATAAGCTGAGATCATTCCTGAATAGGTACTTTCATAATTCTTAACGTATTGCTCTTGTAATGCCTTTTCATCTTCTAAGCCTTGCTTAGTTAACTCTAACTTAGCTTGATTAGACTCAGCCAATGCATTCAATTCTTTCTCTGTTACACTCTTAGCTTTAGCTTCTATGTCCTTAAGTTTTTGGGCCTTAGTTTCTTCATCTAAGTCCTCCATCAACTCAATTTCCAATTTAGCTAATACCCTGTATGCGCCCTCTAAATCCTTAGACTCACTAGCTATCGACATAGCTTTATTCTGTTTATCTAGCTTAGCTTCTAAATCACTTATAGCCTTTTCTTTCTCTGTTACTTTAGCTTTTTCGATGGCAATATACTTGTTATAGGCTTTTTGTACTCTAGCAACTCCTATAGCTTCTTTTTCTGCTAGTTCCTTTTCAAGCTGCTTTAGTTCCTCTGCAGATAACTTTTCCTTTAGTGCTAAGTACTCCTCTGAGCGTTTAACTTCTAAGTCTTGTTCTAGCCTAGCGTATTCCTCGCTAGCGTCATTTAACTTTAAGGCCGCATCGTTAGCTGCTTGATCTATTGCTTCTTGATTCTCTTTTGCCTTTTCCTCAATCTTTTCTTGGTATTCCTTTGCGCCTTGGTCCATGATGTCCTGAATGTGTTTTAAGTAGCCTTGAGCATTCTTGTCGTATTCGGTTAAATCAAGAGGCTCATTACTAGAAGGTTTATCAAATGAAGCTCCCTTACCTCCATGATATCTACCACTAGAAGATTTATGCAATGTAGAGTCGATTGTATCTTTTCCAATCCCTAATGCATCTAATCCTTTATCGGCGAGCAAGCCTATAAGCCCAAACTGCTTCAAGTTTAGCCTTATACCCTTCGCCAATATTCCCGGCAAATCTTGTCCTGCCCCAAGTATCCCTTCGCCTATTTCATCTATAATATCTTTGCCTACTCCAGCCCAGTCTATTTCCATAATGCCTTCTTTGAACTTGTTCATAACTTCATCAGCACACTCTATTAATTTTACAGCTGCCTTAATTAAAGCATCAGCTAATGCAACTATAATTTCTGGCGCTTTTTCAACCAAAATAGGTATAGATTTAACAATACCATCAGCTAATGCAGATATAATTTCTACGGCACAATCAATTAATGCATCTATATTATCATCTTCTAATAGATAATCTATAAAATTTAATATGGTCTCTACTGCTGTAGGTATTAACTTAGGCAATGCTTCAGCAATTCCCTTACCAAGTTCCAGAATAATGGCTAGGCCTGTTTGTAACAGTGTAGGCATAATTTGTACAAAAGAGTCTACCAAAGACATTATAATATTTTTTGCTATACCAACTATCTCTGCAATATTCTCTTGTATCCCTTTACCTAAAGCTTTAATAATATCTACACCTAACTCCAAAAGCTTTGGTATAATTTCACCTATTCCTCTTACAAGAGACATCCCCATTTCTATAGCGGCACTTGATATAGTCTCCAAATTATCACTTAATCCCTGTATAAATGATTGAATCAAGTTAGATGCTGCTTCAATCATTTTAGGTGCTGCTGCAGCCACTTGTACAACTACCTCACTAAACACATCGCCTAGTGCTACAACTAGACCCTCTAATCCGCCTTTTTCAAAAGCCTCTGCAAGTTGATCTAACATATCATTTGCGGTCTTTACAATCTCCGTGAGTGGATTGTTTAGGTCCTTATAAAATGTAATACCAAGATCAGTTACCTTATTCTTTAAGATACCAATTTGACTTTCCATTGTGGCATATCTAGCACTGGCTTCCTTGGCCAAAGCTGAATTGTCAGACCATGCTGTGTTACCAATATCCATAGATTTAGCAAACACATCACTTGCGCTACTAGCTCTCAAGAGTGCATCCTTAAGCCTTATCTCTGTGATACCCATGTCATCAAGCACTTTAATAGCACTTATTCCCCTATCCTCAGCAGTTCCTAAGCCTTGGATAAAGCTCATTATTGCACCAGCAGCATCATCTTTAAATGCCTTTTTAAACTGCTCACTGCTCATGCCTGCTACTGCTGCAAATTGACCTAAAGAGCTGTTACCTGTCTCTACCGCTAATGCCATATCAGACATTACTTTACTAAATGCGCTACCACCAGCTTCCGCCTCTATACCTACAGAAGATAAACCTCCGGCTAGAGATAAGATTTGTGCCTCACTCATACCCACTTGTTTACCTGCTCCTGCAAGTCTTAAGCTCATAGCAGTAATTTCTGACTCTGTAGTAGCTAAATTATTACCTAGTGCTACAATTGTACTTCCTAGCTTATCAAAATCGTCCTGGCTCATTCCTGTAATATTAGCTAGTCTTGCTAGACTAGTAGCTGCTTCTTCACTAGATAAGTTTGTAGCATCACCTAATTGAACCATTGTCTTAGTAAAGCTATCTATCTTATCTATGCTTATACCTAACTGTCCGGCAGCTTCTGCTACTCCTGCTATTTCAGCTGCAGACTGGGGCATTTCCTTAGCCATGTTCCGAATAGCACCTTCTAAGCTCGCAAGCTGTTCCTCTGTTCCATTTACAGTCTTTTTAACACCAGCAAAAGCACTCTCAAACTCTATACCTGCCTTGATTGCAAAGCCTGCTGCAGTTGCTAATGCTGCTCCTACTGCAGCTATAGTTTTAGTTACTCCAGCAGCTAAATCTTTAAGTCCCCCTAGCCCTTTATCTGCTAACCCTTTTAATCCGTTAAGTCCATCTTTAAAACCTTTGTTGTTTAACTGGGTATCAATAATAATAGAACCGTCTGCCATGCCATCACCACCTTTATGTGGCTACTGGCTCATTGGCTCTTTGTAGCTATTTTTATTTCAATTTCCTTTTTACATTTTTTGCACTTTAAATACGTGCCTTTGCTTTTTGCATCGTTGTCCTCATACTGCAGCAATTTTTGACCACAATGAGGACATATATACCATTTTCTCATATGACCCCCCTAAAATAAAGAAGAGAAGACGTTTACAATCGCTTGTTCCTTCTCTTCTTCAGATCTGTTATCTGGTAATTTATAAAGTCTCTTCATTCTTTGATAGTATTCTTTTTGAGACTTAGGAATTTTGGCATCTATTTTCATAGCACGATAACCCATAATCTCAACTATCTTACAATCTTTTAGGCTCTTAAACAAAGCTTTAAACTTCCACCAGTGCAATTCCTCAACATCTTGTAAATCAATATTATACTGTTGTAGAAAAGCAGAATAGATATACTCATCGTCATGCTCGTAAGAGTAAATAGCTTTATGATCTGCTTTGCTACTACTTGATTTTTGCTCGAGTTGTTTACCACATCTATAAAACCAAAGTAGCCTATCTACTGCTTGGGCCTTATCATGTGGTTTGTGCTTGTAATAAAGATTAATGGCTAAATCAAGCTTTTCTTCCTTAGGAACATCTTTATCTTGCATCAATTCCTCAAAAAGAATAGACACTCTAAAATCCGTATTAATTGGATATTTAAGAGTGTCTATCTCTACTTCATGAGGTAATAAATCTACAAGCATATTCATTACTTTTTAGCCCTACGCTGAGCACGATTTAAGGTATATTTAGCTACACGATCATCCATAGCCTTCTGCTCTTTTTTGGTTTCCTCACCAATTTGATTTACGAAGCTCTCAAAAGCTTCATAATGGGTGCGGTAATTAACACTATCACCAAAGAGCTTTTCAGCTGTACCTGCTCCACATGCTTCATTAAAGAAAGTTTTTACAACATTACATTGTTCCTTAATTCTTCCTGAAGCATTTAACCCTTTAGCTGGATTAGTATTTTTTACTTTTAATAAAGCAGCCTCATAATTTTCTAACTGTACTGCATCCATTACATCGAAATTTAATTCTACATCATTTATTTTCATAGGGTTATACCTCTCTTTCTAATATTAAACACTTGGTGTAAATGTAAGACCATCAGCACTTAATGTACCTGTAACTGTGATAACTTCACCATTGGCTTTAAAGTCTCCTGAGTACGTGTAAGCATCTGTAGAACCACCTTCTGAACTTGGAATAATAGAAAAGTCTCTCTTATATCCTGTATAGGTTTCACTTCCAGCGTCACCCGTTTTAGTAGTTAGGTCAACCATGATTAAAGGTCTTGTAGCCTCATCGTTAATCTTCTCTCCATCAATAATACCCACAATATCCTCGTGTACATCATTATCTAGAATTTGATCAAAGGCAAACGCGATAGAAGGCTCATACCCAACTACATTTGTCCTAGCTGCTTTTTCATCCACATATCTACGGTTGTACTCTACTGGATTATGACTTTTACTTGCATCTGTAAAGCCTTGTGCCCTTTTGTAAGCGTAAGTTACGCTACCACTACTTCCACTTGGTACACCATAAAATAAAACCTTGTCTTCTCTTGCTACTAATTTCATTTAAACTCCTCCTTTATAATTCTAAATATATTAACCTTGCTTGAATCTGATAGATACCTGAATCAGCCGTATTACTCATTAAGTACCCGCATGTTAAAAGTTGTACTTTAAAAGGTATTTTCCCTTCTTCCATAGTAGGTAGAAATTTATTTTTGTTATTTGTCTCTATCCACTCACCTAATTGTTCATAGAATCCGTTGTTATCTAGATTTGATAAAGTGTCATTTCCCCAAGCTTCTCTACTTTGAAATATAAAAGTAAATTGCTTTTTTGCGCCTCCATCTGCGTATTTTTGCAAGATAGGATTAGTGGGGATTGAGTCAATGTTATAGTTAAATCCATTACCAAGATAATCAACGTTTAAGGCTCCCTCTTTAAGCAGTGGACAAGAGCAAAAATAATTTCTTATGCTTTCTAATATTGTCATGATCTACCTCCTGCTATCTGTGCAGCTCCATTTACCCATTGAGTTAAGTGGTCAGCCTTAGACCTCTCAAACCAAAAGCTGCCCCGTCTAGAATCTCCGTTGTGAAAAGTAATGTCTTTTTCAGTTACTACCTTCCTTTCACCTGCCCTCGCCCATGGGGAATGAGATTGCTCACCAACCATAACCTTACCGTAGTATAGATACTTAGCGTACACGCTGTTATATACCACTTTACCACTACCTATTACGGTGCCAGTTATACCACTCTGCTTAAGTTTACCAAAGTCAAAAGGTACATAAGGCTCGGTTGTTCTTAATACCTCACTATCTAGAAATTTTTGTACTCTTCCCCCGACATCTAGCCCCCTTTGAAGTACTGAGGCATTAATATCATAGACTTGCATACGAACATTTATATCCATTAAGCCCCACCCACTTCCCAGTGACGCATATTAGCGCTACCAAAGTCCTTTTTATCAACTTTGGTAATGTCATGTACATCATCATGAGCTTTTTCTAGATCAGTAATCTTAGTAAAGTCCTGGTCTATTAAACCTTTACATATCTTATCTCCTGGCTTAAGTGTCCAGGTACCTTCTGCTCCTGTATAGCTTTTTGGGTCTACATAGCCACTAATATTAAGTGGTATAAAAACAACCACGCTATCGGCTGTCTCCATACCGCTTTTTTTCACGTTAGCACCTTTGCAGTTATCCCAGAATACACCTTTAATTTGAGTACGTTTCCACTTATCTAGCCTAGTTGTAGCATCATAATACTTATTGTAGAGGGTGATATTTGCATTCGTATACAAACTACCACCCCCTATACATTAAGCCTGTATGAGCTAAATACTGCTTTGCTAGTGTATGCTTTTTCTCGTTAATATTAAGAACATGACCACTCTTATCCGTAGCTGCTGCATATTGTACGCTGTACTCTCCGACTTTCTCAGATACCTTTTGCATATCACCCTCTTGGCTTGACTGTTCGTAACTGTAAGTAAGTTCAGCTAAGGCGCAACACGCTTTCTTAACCTTATCAGAGATAAGCGTTTCGTCATTTACAAGTCTGTCAAAGGTAACACTGTCAATATACTCACTGGAACGTGAGGCTAACCTTGGAAAGTCAGCCTCGGGAACCATAGAACCTGCATATTCAGTTTTATAAAAACTATAATCTGCGTATGCCATATAGCACCGCCTTTCATTATCCCCTAGAGATTACTCTAGCAATTGGGATAGCTTTGTGTGGGAATACTACAGTACCATCTGTTGATGCAGCTAATGACCAATTAGCGCCATTTTCAAGCTGTGCATCTGTTGGCGATACGATTGCACTATTGGTAAATGAAATACCTTTAGGTGCAAACATTTTTCTTTGTCTGCTGTAGAGTGTATCTTCTCCACCATTTGTAGATGGGTCTCTGTATACTTCACTTGGCACTTTTACGCCACAGTCAGCGTATTTTATAGCGCCTTTGCCTAACGCATAAGACACATAAGCATCTACAGTAACTGTTGCAGTTGTTTCGGATGCTGTAGCTACTAAAGTAGCACCACTTGCAATTGTAAGTTCTGGTGTAGCTGTTGCCACATCAGTTAAGGCATTTGTAGCTGAAATTGTCACATTCGTTGTTGTTGATGTTGCTGTGATATCTGCATCAGCGTTAAGGATTGCTGCAATTGCAGTAGCTTGTTTAGTTGCTGTATCGTCAGCGGCTGCTACAGTGTACTCGAAGTTTTTACCCATAAACTCAATACCAAGTTTTTCTCCTGTTGCTCCTGCTGTTCCTACTGCAATTTTATACGCTCCTTTTGTAGTAGCATATTTCATCATAGGCATTCCATCATCTTCTAATACAAGACGACCGTTTAAGGTTCCTATAGTAAGTGAACGCTCGATACCGTCTTTATCTGTGTATTTGAGATAATCAAGAACTTTCATATTCTCTAAGTTCTTAACTACTACAGAATGCATAATAGCCATAGCAAACTCTTTTCTCTTATCTCCCATAGCTTTTTGAGTTGCGCTGTTAAGAGTTGTAGCATCACACGTATTGTTTGTAGCTTCAGCTGTAATGTCATATGTGTGATTAGTAACAAACTTAACATTCTCTGTACCAGTCATGTTAAAGATACCTTTAAGAATACTGATAAGTGTATCTTGATCTACATCATCCCAATACTCTCCTACCTGTTCTGCAATGTTTTGCATGAAGTCCTCACCACTTGTGATATCGTATGTGAAGTCCTCTTCTGTCCATGCATCTGCACGACCTACAACAACTTTACCCTGTGCAAGCGTTTTACTTCTTTGAGAAGTAATGTCTGTGCCACCGTCATAGTTTTGTGTTCCTTTTTCAATAGATCCTTTGATGTGTTCAGTAGAATAGTTTGTACCAGTTTGTGCTGACATAGCTGCTTTAGCTTTATCATCATTCACTAATGCACCACTTTTTAGCAGCTCATTTCTTCTAAGGTGAGGTGTTCTTTCCTTGTATGCTTCAAAAACTGTACTATTAAAAATCTTTCCGTCTAATACTCCCATTTTCTATTCCTCCTTTTATTTTATAAATATGGGGTGATATCCATGTCTGGGTTAGCGTTTTTAAGTGCCATTAGCTCAGTCATGGTAATTTTTTTACCTGCTGGTGGAGTTTTTACTCCTGGTAATGTAATTGTAGGAGGTTTTTTAATATCCTCCTCGGCAAATGCTGTAGGATTAGCAGTCTTGAGTTCTGCCATGAAATCGTCTGCACCTAAGAACTTGCCATTGTCTAGCTTAAAGTCTTTTGCCTTTAATTGAGCGAGTACGGCTTCTTTTACAAGCTCACTAGTAAAGTTGTAAGTGCCAATATACTCTTTCATTGCAAAATCTCTTTGTTGCTCGTCTAACTTAGTCTGTAAAGCTTGTAAGTCAGTATTGTACTTGGTTTCCCAATTAGTAGCCGCTTGCTTAATGCCCTCAATATCCATATCCTTATAGCCTTGTATTTCTTTTTGTGCATCTTCTGCTTGCTGTTTATACGTATCTCTTTCAGTTTCTGCTGTTGTTAATTTAGCTCTAACGGCATTGACGTCTTTACCGTTCTCAGCCATGATGAAATTAATCTGTTCCTCTGTTAATCCCTGTGCCTTTAAATCTTCTGTTTTCATTTCTTTTCACTCCTTTGATTGTTTTAGGTCTGTAATCACCGACCATTAGTGATGACCGTTTTAGGTCTAATCATCTGACCATTTTTTGTATTTTATTACATAATAAAAGGCGCTAGATAGAAGTTACTCAGCGAGGCCCTTTCAATTCCTGCTTTTCCCTTAAGATTTATCTAACGCCTTAATACGACATAATATTTAATTTTCTTATACTATAATACATTTATCAGCTTGGCAGAGCTGAAATACTGAAGAGAAAGCGAGGTGATATTATGCCAAATCAACATATAACACCACATCAAGATGGTTGGCAGGTAAAATCTGAGGGAAGTACAAAAGCTACAAAAGTTTTCCCTACCCAACAACAAGCTATTGATTATGGTCGTGATCTTGCTAAAGGCCAAAAAACTGAATTAATAATTCATGGCCGTGATGGCAAAATTAGAGATAAGGATAGTTATGGAAATGATCCTTGCCCACCTATAGATACTAAATACTAATCATTAAATATTACTTTAACTACAATGTTTTCATTGGCAGTAGTAATTAATTCTTTTGTTATTACTGCCACCTCTTTTTGCTGTTCTTCATCATAAATAACAACTTTTTTCACATCATGTGATAATAACTTATTATCCTTCATACATCTAACCTCTTTTCTTCGCATAAAAATAGCACCTATCCATCTAATTTGAATAAGTGCTATTTTAGTCTATAGTAATTATTACATTTTCTCCTAATGTCTTCTCTAAATCCTTTAGCTTATCATGAGCGCTATTATCTTTATACCATATATCACAATAATGATATTTAGGATGTTCGTCGTCCTCATTACTTAGTTGTCCATTGTATTCAATAATGAACTTATGATCCTCTTTCTTTAACCAATCATCTGCTACCTCTACAAATAATACCTCATCGCTACTTATGCCATAAACAGATGTAATTGCAGAGGTTAGCTGCTCATTACTTATTTTATTTTTACTAAATATCTCTCTGCTATCCACTACAATACGCCTCCTTGTTTTAATATATTTGTCAGCCTTTTGATATCATTGTCTGTTGCTCCCATGCCACGTAAGAACTCATTAAGCCTAGGATTATCTTTCTCTAGTTTTATTTTTTGTAACCACTTGTACTCATTTCTACTTAACGTGATAAATCCATCACCTTTAACTGGATATAGACGATTTCCATGGTACTTATAAGTCCTTCCATTTACTGTATACTCTTCATTTACTCTAGTATATAGTCCTTTCTTAATATCTTCAATATCTTTATCGACATTAATATGTGGCATTATGATGGTATTATCTGTTTTAGCACTAGAATGTTTGTTGATGGACTGTAAATAATGCCTTTCTCTCATTGGAGGTTGTAAGTCCTTGAGTTTTTCTAGTTCCTTAGTTTTTCCCAAAATCTCTTTCTTAGCTGCAATAGTGGCTTTTTGCGCTTGGCTCTTTCCAAAACCACTTACTTTAATCCTATCATTTCTTAAAGGCATATTACTTTCTTTTATGAAATCCTTGAGCTGCTGTTCTTGTTGCTTGAGTTTAACAGATTTAGCAGTGAAATCTTTTTGCAATAGTGATTTCAAGTCATTATCCTTAGCAACACTAATAGCACTTTCCAAAGCTATTACCTGCCTTTTAGTACTTCTTATTCGGCGCTCATATGCTCTTTGCTTTTGAGTATTGTTGTAATACTCCTCTGATTCTTTAGCATCGTGAGGATTCCCTAGCGGCACTGATAACCCCTCAAAAAATGGATAGAAGTTATGTCTGCAGTTCCACCCACAAAGTCCATCACCTGAACCATAACCTGTAGCTTCTGCTAGGCCTTTATAATGTCTATGCTTGCCACTTATACTATAAATACCACCTTGCCAATCAGCATGAGAAGGTCTAGCTCCAAAGTGTGAAGTAACCTCTACTAAGTCACAGTCCATTTCACTAGCTAGATCAAGTTGAAGCCTAGCACATGTTTGATTGATTCCTGTTACTACTGCCCTACGAACAGCTACATCCACTTGATCTGTATGTCCACTTGGATATCTAATAGTTTGTAAGCCTTGTACACCTAACGTTCTAATAGCTCTCTGTATAGCTTGTTGATAGCTAAAAGCTCCACTATTAACTTCTAAATAAGCTCTATCTAATAAATCCTCAAAAAGCTTATTGGAAGTGTTTGCTGTGGTTCTACAGAAATTAGACATTAGTCCATTAGTATTTTTTATACCTGCTTGTAAGGTTTGATTTAATGCTATAGAGTTCATAAACTCTGTCGGGTCTTTACCAGCTAGAGCATATATCTTAGCATCACTTTCTAAGGCTTTTATTCCGGCATTCTTGAATAGCTGCTTAACCTCTTTAGTAGACTTGCCTAATGCTCTTGCTACTTGTTTAGCTATTTCATCCTGGCTTAACCGCATTTCCATAGCTTTTTTAATTTGCCATTCAGCGGTACCAGTCATTCTAAATTCTTTACCGTCAACACCAGCTATTCTCCTAGAGATATCTGCTATTATCGATGATTCTAAATCCGAATAGATATCAACTATTCCTACTGGTAATGATTCTAAGTAAGAAGGTGCAAGCATCTAAACCCCTCCTCATTTATTAAATCCTAAAATATCATCATCTTCTTGTGACTCGCCCTTTGCCTCTTGTATCTTAGTCTTGGCAGTAGTTTCATCCTCACCATACCACTTCATGCGATACTCTACCTTGCTCATGATACCGTCTCGCAATTCCTGTAAATCTCTGATACGCTCAGCTTCTGCATCCACAACGATGCTATCATCCCAAACGAAAGAGGTATCATAATCACCTTCGGCTGATAACTTATAAACTGTGGCATAAGCATCCATAATATATACTAGATGCTCTAATGCACTTTGTAGGCTCTTCTGAATATCACTTACAGTAGAGTAAGAACGTTGCTTACTTTGCTTAATTTCTGTAGCTGTCTTAGCTTCTTGCTCTGGGTCTGAAAGAGTACCATAAGCCAAACCACAGTTAAACTCGATAAGTCTAAGTAACTTATTAAGTCCCCTGTTGTGACTCTCGTCTCTAATCTCCGGTGAGTATTGTTCGTAGAATGTTTCTTTTGCTTCTGCATCCAGTGTTCTGAACAACCTTTCCTTACCTTCTGGCACTATAGGATTTCCCTTGTCATCACGCTTAAAGGCAGTTACGTCGATATCTACTGCCCTCTCTGCTGATTCAAATTCCCATAGTCCACGACTGTATTGCTTATCTGCCTCCTTGATTAAATCAATTGCCCTTCCAAACACTGATTGACCAAGCGGAGAATAAGTGTCCACATTGTTAGCAATAGGAATTTTAAAGTAAGCGAACATAGGTCTATCAATATTCTCTACGTTAGCTGCTGGTTCGAGGTCTTTCCACTCATCTACTGCGGTAAGAGCTATCTCATTACCGAGTGAGTCTTTCATACTGCTAATAAAAGCCTTATTTACTATACGTTCTTTTGTACCATCAAACTCGTGATACTCTAACCTGGTATAAGTCTTATCTACTACTTGCTTCTGCTCTACGAATGCCGCTGCTGTTATTGTGCCATCTGATCCATACCGTACTGGATAGAAGTAATCCGCTTGAACATACTCGACATTAATATTTGAACCATCAACATACGGCTTTAATACTAATCCACCTTTAGCACATGCGTACTCGGTGTATTGTCTAATACTCTTAATAACCTTTTGGTACTGTTCATTGAGGTATTTAGCACGTTGGCTATCACCTGTTACTTCGCTCTTAAGTTCCAATGTCACGAGCCTTGCTATCTCATTCGAGATTGATGCAGGTAATCCCATTGTAGATACTGTACTGCTTAGCCAAGGTGGCTTATTCTCATAAAGATTAGCCCATAACGTTATAGCTTGACTCATTAACGTATCTTGATCTATTTCAACACCTAAAGCTTTCTCGATACTGTTTACCGGAAACAACCTTCTCACCACCTTTCCTATGAATTCTTTTAGTTTCTCAAACAAGGCTTCTCACCTCCAATTTGTTTAGTTCTACTGTGCTTTTTAAAGCAAAACATAAAAATAAGCCTTAGCAATTAGCCAAAGCCTTGATATATCGTTATTAACTATTCGCTAAATGTAAATTAAACGAAATGTTATGAATTAATAAACTGTTTCATGTTTCTTTCAAATGTATATTCCATAGCATCTAAGCTATCAATATCAGTACTACCATCGTCTAACCTTTCATCTTTGGTTAGCTCTTTTTCATTCCATACTGCATCACTTAAAGCTTCCTTTGCAGTTTGGCAGTTATCACAATACCAAAATCTAGCTGAACCCATGAGCATAGTCGTACATCTAATACGGTCATTGACAGTATCTTTGATAGCTGGCCTTACTGTTATGCTTGGGTACTTATCACCTATAGCCTTTTTAATACCTCTTCCTAAGACTGTTTCTGCATTATCCCAGTACACGTAATCGATTGGTCCATACTCGGCTAATACTTTGGCTATAAACTCCAAAAGCAAATTGTTTAGATCATCGCTGAGTAGCTCTCCGAAATGTCGTTCTGACCTAAGCAATATTAAATCTCTATAGCCTCTTGTTTTAGCAGTGGCCACAAAAGCATGACCTGATTTATTACCACCAAAGTCTACACCTACACATATCTCCATAATTGAAGATTTTAGGATTTGCTTAACGCCTATATCATCACTAATATGATCTACTATCTTACAGTAAAATGCTTTAGGGTTATCCGCAAACTTTCGATAAATTGCACCTTCAGCTCTTTTCCATAAGCCTTTAATATATCTATCATAGTAAACAGTACCCTCGTATTCTTTACAGAGCTCCTCTACGAATTTAGGATCTAAAAATGGATTATCGAATATCGTGTACTGCTGACAATAGATATCCGCATTAGAGTCCAAAAACTCTTTAAGCCAATGAGTAGGGTTCTGTGGATTAAGTGCTCCATCAAAGCAGCTATAAGGCTTATCGAGACGAGATTTAAGCATTTCAAATACTGCCTTGCTCCAATCTGCTACCTCATCTCCATAGCAATATTTGATACTAGAACCTCTTAGCTTAGATACCTGGCTAATTTTCTCAGCTCCTAAGCAATAAACATCCTCACCAAACATACGGCATATGTTCTTTGAGTTGATCTCACCTACAAGTTTAGGTCCCCATATTTGCCTCATGGGCTCTATGATGTTACGCTCTATGGTTCCTTTAGATACTCCTAAGATAACTACAAGACCAGGTTTTCCTATTCTCGCCCTGATCCTTTTAGGAATAACAAAGTAATCCATGTAGGTTTTACCCGAACGAGTGGCGCCTGATTTAAAGTTCCATCGTTTATTAGCATTTTCGAAATACTCTTGTTGTTTTACACTAAAAGGCATATTAGATCACGCCCTTTATCTCAGCTAGTACCTTATCAAGCTTATCAAGTTCCTCTACATTATCTTCGCCCTTAACTTTTGCCGTATCTGCCTTAAGCTTTTCAATACGCGCTTTTTGTTCTTCAGTAGCTAGATCCGGATTAGAAGAGAGCAGCTCATTATACTGTTTGATCATGGACCTTAATTCACTTTGGGCCCTTGCTTGAGACTTCATGAAGTTAGCCTGCTTATCCCAGGCCTGCTGAACTTCCCAACGCTCTTCGGTAACTTCCATACCGTCTTTTTCTTGAACCTTTTCAATGGTTTTATCGTTTTTATCTTTAACATACATAATCTCTTGGGCCCGGCATATAGCCGCATAAGCAATCATGATCTGATCCCAAAGTATGTCGAGAGGAGAACGAGTCTCTACGGCTTTTATAATATCTAGGGTTTCTTTCGGGAGGTACTTAGCAAATAAGCCATTCTTCTCAGATGCTTTATGCCCGGGCTTAAACTGTTCTCCTACTTTATTTCCCGGCTTAAACTGTGTGGAAGTCTTATTGCCTGGCTGAGCACCCCTTTTCCTTTTCGGAGCGTTCCGTTTATCCGTTTGGAGCGTTCCGTTTAGTTTAGCTTCCCAGCTATCTTTATTCTTCCACCCTCTTATAGTCCCACTGCTGATATTTAGTTGACTAGCTATCTCAACCAAATCAATATTTCCACCATGCTTTTTATATATCTCAAAGGCCTTATCTCTTTCTGGGCTTCTTATTCTAGGCATTAGCATCCTCCTCACTACCGTCGTCATTTTGGGAATAGAAAAAAGCGCCCATTTCTGGACGCCTTTAATTTATTATTTTGCTTATGACCATTATACCATATCTAAAACTAAAAAAACGGTATCTTTTTTGCAATAAAAATGCATGTCAAAAAACGAAATCATTTGACTATCAATGCTTTATATCCTATTGACTTATCAAGAAATATTGTTTTCTACCTAAAATCCTTACAAAATTCTTTTACTTACATTTTAGATTTGTGCTTGTAAGTGGAAATGTAAGTCCTTAATTCATTGATAGTCAAACTCTTATATACTTTTCCTTACAAAATTACTTACAAAATGCCTATATAGGTGTATACGTGTTTCTCGCGCGCGTATATATTATTTTTATTTATATATTATATATCTATATAGATTTTATTGTAAGAATGTAAGAATACACCTTTACGCCTTTGAGTATCAAAGGCTTATAAACTTACATTTTTTCTTACATCTCTCTTACAAACTAAAAAACGTAAGACATCTATAGGCTTCATTTTATATACGCTAATACACCCAAAATAACACTTATACTAACTTTATATCACAACGCCCTAAAAGCATTATTTTAAATCGATTAGTATAAGTGTTATTTTAAAGAGTCTATCTAAGTTTTTCTAACTTAACTCCTTCAATACCAAAAAAGTATACTGCTAATTCATCAATGGCTCTTTGGTGCCACCTGCTCACTGTTGTTGGGTCACAATTTAGCTCCATTGATATCTTTTTGAAGGTACTCTTGCTAGAAATGTACCTCATATCTATAACTTTATATCTAAATATAGCGTTGGGATCATTGCTGCTCTCTGCCTTCTTTTTATAAGCACTCATAAACCTATCAATAAGCTGTAGCATAATGCGAGTTCTCACTTTAGTTCTCTTAGCAGATTTAATATAGTCCTCATACTTTTTATCTTGCCCGTTAACGCTAGCTTCCCACGCCTCTTGGGTCATTTCCACTTGTTCCATACTGGATTCACACTCTGCGCAATGCTCTTTTAGAGTTCTATATTCTTTCAAAAGAGCCACTGTGTTATGATAAACATAGTCATCGTTTTTTCTATTCTTTTTCATAAACATTATCCCCTCTCATGTTGTTTAATTCTAGCTTTTACAGCGCTCATAAGAGCGTTTTGGCCTTTATCTTTTTCCTTTAATATCTTTATAACTTGTTCATCCATCGTTCCCTGAGCTACAAGGTGATGAATGATAACGCTCTCTTTTTGACCTTGCCTATATAAACGAGCGTTCGCCTGCTGATACAATTCTAAAGACCAGGTAAGCCCATACCAAACAATGATATGCCCTCCTGCTTGTATGTTAAGGCCATGGCCAATACTAGCTGGATGAGCTAATAAGAGCTGTATCTTTCCGGCATTCCAGTCCTTAATGTCTTGTGGTGTTTCAATCGTCCTAGGCTTTAGCGCTTTAAACTCCTTGGCCAGAGCTTCATAATCGTGCTTGAAATTATAGAACACTAAGACCGATTGCTCCTGGCTTGTATCGATAATCTCCTTTAAAGCTTCTATCTTAACATTGTGAACGAAATGGCTCTTTTTCTCATCATCATAGACATAGCCATTCGCAAACTGCAGTAACTTTCCTGCTACAACCGCGGCATTAGCTGCAGTAAGCACATCATCCTTAAACTCTAATATCTTCTCTTTCTCAAATTCCTTATAGGCTCTCATGACATTGGCCGGAAGCTTAAGCTCTATAAAGTTATCTATGCGCTCGGGCATCTTAAGATGATCTTCTGACTTCATACTCACACATATATCACCTATAGCTTCATAGATAGCTTTCTCAGCTCCTTCTTTTAGTCCATACTTATAAACTACATGACCTTGCCCACTAACAGGGTAAAAGTATCTATCTTTATAGGCACCTTGGGTCTTACCTAACCGTTCTCCTCTGTCCAATAAATACATTTGTGGCCATAACTCTATCAAACTGTTTGGTGTAGGAGTACCTGTTAGCCCTATTACATGATTAAGTAATGGCGTTATCTTCTTAAGGGCCTTAAAACGTTTGCTCTTGGTATTTTTAAAGCTACTTAACTCATCTATGACTAAGGCATCAAACGGCCATTTAATCTTATTCGCTTGTAGGTATTCTACCAACCAAACTACATTATCTCGGCCAAGGGTATAGATGTCAGCTCTAGCTTCAAGGGCAGCTATTCTCTGCTTCTCTGTTCCAGCTACCACGCTCACCTGCAGGTCTTTTACGTGATTCCACTTCTCAATTTCATCTGACCAGGTACTCTCTGCCACACGCTTAGGAGCTATAACAAGCACCTTGCCTATATCGAAGTAATCAAAGAGTAAATCATTAAGAGCCGTAAGAGTACAACTCGTTTTACCTAACCCCATCTCAAGGAAAAGCCCGGACTTGGGATTATCTAATATCCACTTAATCGAGTAAGCTTGGTAGTCATGTGGAATAAATAACAAAATTTATCACCTTCTTATTTGACATATTTTTCTGAATATTTTATAATGATTTTAGAGAGGAGGCGATATCATGGCTACTACAGGAGAAAAACCAGGAAAAGGTACATACATTTGTGTCGTATGTGGTCAACCAGTTGTTTTAGACGATACCACTGACACTTTACCACCATGCCCTAAATGTAATGCTACCGAATATGTTAAACAATAAAACCAGGCCACTGATAAATCGGTGGCTTTTACTATGAACAAAATCAGATTTTATTCACCTATTTCTATCTCAACCTTGCCTGTTCCATTCATTCTTACCGTAGCTGTTGAAGTTGGGTTATCATCTGCTACTGGCCCTATTGATTTATTCATAATGTCAGCTAATTCAACGATTGCTTTTACGTTGTCATAATCAGCTTGTGTTAATAAATTACTCCCACATTTAGGACATGGCTTGTTTAACCAATTAGAATAATCCTTAAGTTCCACTGACTGATCCATATAATCACATGTTGGGTTATCACACTTTATTCCACCTATTGCAAACTGTATTGCATCTTTCATACTTATTCCTCCTCGGTGTTTAAATCATAATAAATTCCCATACAGCCAAGTTCATCCAGCATTTCCTCTCTCATAACAGCTACTGCCTGTGTAGCATGTTCTCCTCTAGCTCCACAATATGGACAACCTATGTGTTTACAACTACCAGATAAATCTGCCCCTACAATAAATTCAAGTCCACATTCTGTGCATTCATATTTAACTAACCCATCCTGATAATAGTTTTCTCTGATTAATTTACTCAACTTTATCCCTCCAAACTTATATTTTATTTACTACATCTGTCACTATTGCTTGAAGTTTTTCTATTCTTGATTGCTGATTAACTATTAGCATTTTATTGTCACATATAACACTTTCCGAAGTTTCAAATTTAACCTTTAGCACATTATTATCTTCTTTTAGCTGTACATTTTCCTGTCTGCGCTCTGCAACTTCATACTGTAATTTATCCTTTTCAGCTTTAAAGGCATCAATGGTTTTATTTAAACATCTAATTGTAGAATCCTTTTCTTCAATTATTTCCTCAACTTTGTTAAGCATATCCAATACTTTATTTTTTGCTTTGTCTCCTATATTTAAGTCAGCAACAGTATCTATCATTTCTTGAATTTCGTCCATTTTAAACCTCCCAAACTCTGATTTTATTTAGAAATATCCTCTAGTTTCATCTATCACTTCACGATTTAAAATAAGTTGTACCAGAACACTTTCAGCTTTCCCTTCAGAATCGGGATATGCTAATACATTTACTTTTAAATTCTTTTTTAAATACTCTTCAATAATTTGCTTCACCTTTTCATCCATTAAATTCACACCCTTTCAATTTTGGATTTTATTGAATACTTGCGTCGTATGCTTTACTTATCACTTCTGCATATTTATCAAATAATTCGTCCCGTAATCTACTTATGGGTGGCATTCCTTGATATGCGTCACATCCACTTATAGATGGTATTCTTAATAAAGACATATCTCTTTTCTCTGCTTTTGTTGTAAATTCGTCAATCAATTTATACATATCTAAAATACATTTATCTTGCTCTGTCACTTTAACCACTCCTTAAACAAATTCTTATTTCTCATTACCAGTATTCGACATATTTTCTCAGCTGTTTGTCATATAATATGCTTTAAAGGAGGTGAGTATTGTGGACAATGAGTATAAAAAATGTGCTAAATCACATATAACCAGAGTACCAGTAGATATGTACCATCAAGTAACACTAGAAATATTAAGAAGATTTCCCTATAGTGGAACGAAAAGTAAAATCTCTCAAGAGTATTGGGATGATTATATCAAGGTATATAACGGATTAATTGATAAATGTGAATTAGATTTAAACAAATAATAATCCCTTCCATATGTCGAAATTAAAATACATACTTGAAATACTTAAGGGAAATGAATGCAGTATGCCACATAGAAAAATATGCGAATGCTGTAAGGTTGATAAGACTGAGTAATACGCTCAGTCATTTTTTATTATCAAAAATTCATTATGTTTTAGCTTTCTTATTCCCACAAAAACTTATTTCCTATTTGTACAAGCAGGTAAAATTTATCCTCACCATAAACTGATTTAGCGTATTGCATAGCTTCCTCTGTAGTTGCTGCTTCTGTTTGATAGAAGGGATCTATTACTTTCGCATCATACTTGTTGCTTTCAAGTACTCTTATTCCAAATACACCAATAATATCACTTGGCATCAAAACAGCCTCCTTATAAGTTCTTGTATTCCTTCCACGCTATCCACAACGTATACGTCAAAACCTAATGTCTCTATCTGCTTTTTTCTATGCGACTGTAACTTTCTTGGTTTCTTACCTGGTGCTTTAAGTTCTACAAAAGCACAAAGCCCTAAAGGGGCAAGAATGAGCCTATCCGGTATACCGTCAAGACCATTCTGTTTAATAACCATTCCGCCCCTCTTAGTAACTTCACTTACCAACTTCTTTTCGATATCACGTTCTAGTATCATAGTTCTATTATCCTAACCCTGTGAGTGCTTAGCATTGTATTCCTCTTTGGTCTCTCATTTCTTACGTAGTCCTTATCTTTACGCTTAGCTTCCTTATCAAATTCATTTAATATCTTAGCTTCAATATACTTATGGCACTTTGCATGACAACCTAGACGCCTATCTGTACAATCCTTACAAGTCTGTTTCACGTCTGAACCCCCTTTGAGTACCATAGAGTTTACCAAAGTGTTTAGGTTTTCCCTCACTTTCCCATCCCGGTACTTCTTTCATCATTTGAGTAATCATCTTGATGTCATACCTACTACGTTCTGTTACGTCTCCTTTGAACAACTCCTGCCATATCTCAATAGGACAAACTCTATCTCTTATAACAAATTCCTCTGGATCTCCAAACTGGCTATTGTGAATATATTCTCTTCTTGCTTGTAAAGTCATTTCCGACCATGAGGTAGGTAGCTTCATATCCAGGTATTCAATAACTTGACCAATACGAGGATCAATTTCCTTATGGGCCCTCTGTGCTTCTGCAGCCGCTTCTGCTATTTCACCTTCTACGTGAAGTGTTTCACCTTGTTCATAATAGTGCTTAGCCTCTGCCCAAAGTTGGTCTATTACTTCTTTCGATAAGTCTTTAAACACGCTCTTTTTTGCTCTAGCCTTGCAAGTATCTACTGGCCAGAATCTACGTCCCCCTGTTTGATCCTTAAGGAAGTCATCTGTGTTTGTGGTACCAAAGAACACGCATTGTCTTGGGTATTCATCACTTCTACGGCCATAAGCAAACCTAAAAATGTCTGTACGCTTTGACAGGAATTTCTTAACTGTCTCTACTTCATTGCGCTTCATTGCATCAAGTTCGCCTATCTCAATTATCCAGCGACCTTGTAAGCCCTCAGCTACATCCTTACCTTTGAAGTCCTCTACGCTATCGCTGAACCATTTACCACCCATTAGATCTAATAAAGTACTTTTACCTATGCCCTGATCTCCAACTATAATGAGCATTTCATCATGCTTAACACCTGGCTCAAAAATACGCGCTACTGCAGCTACAAACTGCTTACGTGTTACTGCTCTTACATAAGGCGTATCATCAGCTCCTAAAAATTCTATTAATAGTACCTCTAAACGCTCTACACCATCCCATATAAGGCTATCTAGATAAGTTCTGATAGGGTGGTAGTGGTTTTTAACAGCTACATTTGTAAAGGCATCCATTATTTTTTCTTTTCCACTTAAGCCGTATTCTGCTTCTAACCATTCTCTTAAACCACTATCGTCGCTGTCTTTCCATACTGGGTTATACCCTTTATTTCTCCAGGGCAAGTCAGTTATAAGCTCTGGCCTATGACTTAAATCGTTAAATCCGAAAGTTTTCTTAATACGCTTGTCATGATCTAATATAAGACGTACATTACTTATACTGTTTAATATCTTTCCTTGCTTTGTTACATCTAAGTATTGCATCCAGTCCTCGTTATCATCATCTATGTCTAGATCATCGTCAAAGTCATCTTTTGTTCCTTGGATGAGTTCTTTTTTTACTCTTTTATCCTTAGAGGCAAATTCTTGCATTGCTGTAAAGCTAGGTAGTTTTGTAACTTCTGTTCCTTCTTCTTTATCCCGGTCTAGCTCCCCGTATTTGTGAAGCCTTACAAGGTCAAAGGCGTTACACAGTAATCCACTACAAGGGTCTGTGGCATGGTTAGAATAAGCGAACTTATCTTCATAGATTACTAGCCCAGCGCTTGTAGAACCTTGTGTATAGGTATAACGGTCTTTCATAACGCACTCTACATATTCCTCAGATAAGAACTCCTCTATTGCCTCTTGAATTGTATAAGCCCTACAGAATGCTCCTATAAGGCCATCTTTTTCGAGTGGGTCTCCTTGTCTATCAGCCAACTTCTTATGAGCTTTTTGTACCCTGCTAGACTCCGGCCAAAAGCTTGTATCTCTCCAATCCTCATATCTATTAAGAACAGCATCGGCATCTAGCCACTTGGCGTCAATGAATCTAAAGAAGTACTCGCCATTCTTAGAAGTAGATGGCCAATACATTAAACGGCTAGCTTGATAGGTTGTATCGTCAAAGTAATCTATACCTAAATCCTCTGCTATTTTACGACCTATTGCCTCGTATTCCTCAGGTGTAACACTACGACTTAGTGGTATTACAAGTCTTAATCTTGGCTTACTGGGTGTATGTTTATGGGTGCTATAACAAGCTATGCTAAAATCATAAAGCATTTCGATATTATCCCATAAATCAGTAGGCGCAAAGTCTGCATCTAAAGTTAAAAGACTTCGAGTTAAAACATTTTCTGCCTTACGCCGTCCTTCCTTTAAACTCCCACCTACAAATCCACCTATATCTTTTATCTCATCTTGCTTAGTCTTAGAGGCCTTAGCGTATTCTTCTATAGTTTCTCTTGTGTAATAAGTGTTACTCAGCTTGGATAGGAGGTTAGACCAACTAACCTCTTTATTTTTCCAAGCTGTATCTTTACGACTTTTCCCTGTTGCTATTTTTACTTTTCCGTCATGGGATAGTTGTATCTTTCTATCCTCTAACTTTATAGGGTCATTCATGCTTCCTCCTATCCCCCTTTCTAGTCAAATAAAGGGTCGTCTGCATAGGCTCTAAAAGGCTCTTTAATTAGTAGTTCTTTAGTGCTAAAGTATTTAGCGAGACCATCTGAACCAAAGAATGTATAGCGCCACTCTTCTTCTGCTTGGTCATAAAAAAGGCTTATTAGTCTCCCCTTTGCACTACTCTTAGTGTTAAAGAAATATTGGTTGTATTGATACGTAAAATCTATGTTTAACTTTAATTCAATCTCTCCTACATTTAAGGTGCTAGGATCATAGCAATCCTCATTGTTAAAAGCATTAGGCCAGTAGGCTATATTATTCTCTAAATCCATATGGTGGAGTATTGACTGAGTATATTTTCCGCTCTTATAAGGCGTAACTAACTCAAATACATAACAGTGATTAGGTCCATTCTTAGATAAGAAATTAAGTGTCGTAGTTAAACCTACCAATCTATACTCTCGTAATTGATAGCCCATATGTTCCCTAAGCTTAATAGTCTCTAAGAAATTGCAAGGCATCCACATTAGGCATCAGCTTCTTTTGTAATATGCTTATGGGTCCATATAAGGCAAATAATGTTCCAAACAAAAGCTCTCTCATGAGATTCATCTTCATCCCCTCTACGCCATTTGAGGTAATGCCTTACTGCAGAATCTATATAAACATCTTCGGGTATTCCTTTTTCCCAGTTACGTTCTCCATACTTGTTACAGCCTTCTTCAAAGTGTTTGGCCACTTCTAAAAACATATCCTCTGTATTTCTATAGCTACATTCCTCTTCTGCTAGGTAATTGCATAATGCATCATATAAATAAACTGTATCTCTGCAGTGCATGTAGGAATTAATTAATCCTAGAACCACAGAGCCCTCTAACTCTGCTACTACGTCAAGCGGTAATAGGTCACATCTTCCTTTACCACTCTCAGCGTCTCTTACCGCGCCTGAATTAAAGCTTCTACGAGTACCACTGTCTTGTATCATCTATATGGCTCCTTTCCAAAGTAGCTCTTCGTCAACTGCGGCTATTAGCTCCTCCGCTAATGTAAGTGCCTCTTCTTTGGTCATACTCACCACTTGGCCATAAAGCTCTACATCCATAAGATTGATATTGCAAGGCTTGTAGATAGCAAATTCTCCTTCCAACTGAACCTTTTTCTTTAATCCTTTTCTTGGCCCCGCTGTAGATCCTACTAATGTAGATACCTCTTGATTGTTAGACTCAATGGCTACTGGCTCATTTTTAATAACCTCTGTTGCAATAGCTGCTGTTTCCTGTAATGGCTCCTGTGCTTTAGGTATCTCTGCCACAACCTCATTCTTTGCCCCCTGTATCTTTTCTTTCTTAATTTGCCAGAGCTCCTTTTCCCCTGCAAAATAAGGTGCTGCTTCTTCAGTGCTGAGTGTTTCAAGTACTTCACGCTTCCAAGAATTATGATAAGTTTTTACAGTATTAATCGGTGATTCTAATTTTATAGCTGCTTTTTTGTAATCTACTCCTTTATCAAACATTTCAAATGCTAATTTTCTTGTACTTGCCATTACGACATCCCCCTCATAGTCTTTTCCGAATTTTAATTTGTTGTACATCCATCTAAATGCTGAGGCCTCTCGCGATGTCATCTTACCTTGTTTAGATATGTCCTCTACTTCTTCAATACCCTTATCTAGTAATTCAAAAGCAGTTACTTTTTTCATCATCATAGTACCAAAGGCATCTAGTTTCTCCTCTGACCTCTGTACCTCTAGACCGTACTCAGCACATAACATCATCATTTGATCTATGGTTACAATCTCTTGAGCACATAGTTCTAATTGCTCATAAGATTTAGTAAGTGCTTCTTTAAGCTGTTCATCTGAGAAGTTAAAGAACTCTTTTAACACTATGCTATAAGCGCTAGATATAAGATTTAACGTATTATTGCTTTCTTCTAAGATCCTGTCATTAATCTTCTTTTGTTGTACTTGTAATACTTGGCCTACTGCGTTATTAGGAAAACGAGTAGGCGGATTGAAAGGTACTTGCTTTTTGCTCTTATTCTTTTTACTCAAAGGAATCCTTCCTTCCATAAATTTTCTCAATTTCACTTGTATTGCTTTTTCCTGTCTACTTACAAAGCTTTGACTCAAACCCATTTGCTCAGCTATTTGTCTCTGGTTGATGTTCTTAAGTCTTGCTTTAATTAACTCACGATCTCGTTCATTCAAAAGCTCTATAGCTTCTTGAAGACGTTCTAACTGATCCTTTTCTATTAGGGCATCTTCTAATGTCTCAGAAGTAGATAAAATATCTTCTAGTGTTAATTCTTTACCTTCTATGTCCGTACTCATAGCAGCATTAAGACTGAGCATACTACCGTATTTTTTCTGTTTTCTGAGGTACATTAGAATTTCATTGTTAGCTACAAAGGAAAAGTACGTGGCCCATTTAGCTTGACTAGCTTTAAATGTTTTATAAGCCTTCATGAATGCTATTTCACATTGACCAAACAACTCGTCATACTCTATTCCCGTGTTACCAAACTTTCTACATAAGTGATGCATAAGCCCAGTATTTTCTGAGTAGAGCCTATCAATGTCACCTGCTAAAAATAATTCCTCATTTGTGGGCATATGCAACCTCCTTAGGTTAATCTTTTTTATAGAATGGTGTATCGTATGTGTCCCCTTTAAGTGGGAGTCCTGGTGCCCACACTATGCTAGTGCTCATGATGTCCGTTATCTCTTGATTAGTTACATTATTGGGTGCATCTATAATCATTTCATCGTGTACATGCATTACAATACTATGGCCTTTAGCAGCTACTCGCATCATGGCGGTTGCTAGACAATCCCTTGCTATTGCTTGCACGATATTCTCTGTTAACTTACCTCCGTAGGTTTCTACATTATCTACCCATTGTTTAGTTGTTTGATCTACACCACCGTATAAGATTGTGTCCTCTTGACCTTTAGGCCCTGTTCCTATATGAGCATTCCAGTAGGCTATCTTACGACCACTTGGAAGCTGAATGAATAGAATATTCTCCTCGAACATGAACTTAAGCCACTTGGTTTTTATTTGCCTTTTTTCTCTTATTGCTGTTTTAGCTGCTGCTTCTACCAGGCCCCAAAATTTAATAATATTGGGATTAGCCTTGCGCCAGTTATTTACTAAAGGGTAAATCTCTTGATCAGGTATGCTCTCTTCTTTATCCATTGCTTTTATAGCTCCAAAGCTACCACCATAACCGAGTGCGAGTTCTGCTATCTTACCCTGTTGTCTTAATTTAGATCCTTTTGTAATACTCTCTATTGGTACCTTAAACATTTGAGAAGCTGAAGCTTCGTATATCTTACCGTGAGTATTAAATACATCTAATCTCCATTGCTCTCCGGCTATCCAAGCTAATACTCTAGCCTCTATTGCCGAGAAGTCTGATACTATAAACCTATTGTCTGGTGATGCCACAAAAGCTGTTCTAATGAGTTGTGATAAGATAAAGGGCATTTGCCCCCACATCATTTCTGCAGTTTCAAAATCTCTCTCAGCAACTACCTCCCTGCAAAGCTCAATGTCGTTTATGTGGTTCTGAGGTAAGTTGTGTACTTGCACTAAACGTCCGGCCCAACGCCCTGTACGGTTAGCTCCGTAGAATTGTAAACTTCCATGTAACCTACCATCGCTACATATGCAGTCCTGCATCGTAATGTATTTCTTAGTAGAGGTCTTACCTAGCTCTTGTTTAATTTCTAATACTCTTTTAACTGTTCCATATGCTTCTTGTAAAAGCCTAGCTATATTCTCTTTGTCTACACTCTTAGTCTCTATTCCTTGCTCTTGTAACCATATCTTTAACTGATTGTTACTGTTGGGATTTTCTAGGTTAGTAAGCCTTACAGCTTCTTCCCTTAAATATATTTGGTGCTTAGTATCGTACTCTACTATGCCATTTACAAAAGGCATATCTAGCTTTACACCACGATCATTAATAGCTTGATCTAGATCCCACAGTTCCTTTTCTTCCTTACTCGGTTTCCATTTTGCTAATCTATCTGCCACCGCTTGTTCTGCTACTACATCCTGTTGACAATACGCCTTAAACTTCTCCCATTTTTCAGGATCATGCTCAGGTAAATTACGCGTCCTGCCACCATTTGTTTTAGTAGGCTTACACGGCTTACAGAAGTACTGTATAAGTGCCTTACCCTCTTTATCCTTAGCCTTATCCTCTTCAAAACCTAATATCTTTGTAACGTCTCCTAGACTTCCAGGAAGTCCTAATGTTGCAGCATGAACCATTGTACATTCCCACTGTTCGGGTGGCATAGATACTCCAAAGTGTTTAGCTAGAGCCGTTCTTTCAAAGTTAGCATTGTAGGCATGTTTTATGATATTTGAGTCAGTTAATGCTTTTTTAAGCTCAAGATACTCTTTTACTTTTATTTGGTCTCTTGTGCAACAGTCTAATAATATAGGCTCCAGGCCCAGTTCTTTATCTTCCTCCCACTGGTAAGCCATTAGTAAGATTTCAAAGGAGCTATCGTCTACATAACGATAGGCTCCTACTTTTTTAATGTCTGCTTCCGAGTAGGTTTCAATATCTATACTCAGGTGTCTCATGCCTTACCCCCTAGTCTAGTAAATCGTCATCGTCTAGGTCATCATCAAAGTCATCTTCCGCTGACTGTCTAGCTACTCCTAAAGGCTCTCCATCCTTAAGCATCTGTACATTGTTAAGTCCTACGGCTATACCCTTATTGCCACTATTTTCAAATGGATAAAAGTTAAGTGATGCTCTACCATAACAACCGCTGTATACTTCTGTGCTATCTAGGATCTCATTTTTGTTCTTGTCGATGATACCAGGCTTGGTTTTGCTAGAAGCATTAACGAACATCTTGCCTTGGTATTCTTCTGCTTCGTCCTCGCGTTCTTCCCCATCTCTAAGAGGTAACCTAAGGTTTTTAGGGATTTTACCGCCCCACTTACTGTTCTTACCGAGCTCTTTTGCTGCTTCTATTGCTTTGTTAATTGCTTTAATTGTGTCTTTATCCTTTTTATCAATAATAAGACAAAGGCTATATTTCTCGTCTTGATTAGCCTCAAAGCTACGAGCATTAAAGATGTTTACATATGAGAATCTAACCATTCCTGTTATTACTTTTGTTCCTTCTACTTTTGCTACTGGCATATTATATTTCCTCACTTTCAATTTTCTTTATTTCCATAAGCTTTATTTTGCAGGTTCCATTAGCTACATCATCGGCCTCAATAACTCTAGTAGCTTCAAAAGTGCCATCTTCACCTTCATTTTTGCATACATACAATATCTTCAGCTTATCCTTATTAACTTCTAGTACTAAGCAACTTTCATAAAAGCTATTACTTCCTCTATAGGGGCCCCTTGGAATATCGACCACTATAGGCGTCCCTGGTTTAAATACTTCTTTATCAAAATGAGGTTTATTGACTAATCCATTCAATTTAATTCCTCCTTATTTTAGTTTGAATCTATATAAAATTAGCTTTAAAGCTAATGTAAGGGTATAAAAATTGCATTATTACATATACGAGTTATGACCTTTCCATCTAGTCCTTCTAGTTCTCTAAGAAATTGCTTTTTAGTACACATCTTAATAACTTGATATCCATTCTCGTAATAAGTGGCTATATACATCCCTTTTCTGCTTATTTCACTAAGCTTCATGGCTATCACCACCTAATCTAGCAGGTCGTCTGAAAAATCTTGTTTAGCTGCTTCTGCTGATTGGAATACTGGCCTTTTATCACTCTCAGGTGCAAGTGTTGGGGCCCCTTGAGGTTTGATAATATAAGGTGCTAGGAATCCATCTACATTAGATGAACCTATAAGCTTTGTAATATCTGTAAGACTCTTAAGCTTTGTATTATACAAGCTTTTTTCTTCATACCCATGTTCTACAAGGCATTTAACTACTTCTACCTCATCTTTGTATTTCCTATTGCTTCTACCTTCTACTACCTTCCAACCAGGAAAAGCTATACCTTTTCTGACTGCTGCATCTAAAGCATAATTTGCTACATCTTCTACCCACTTCTTAAGTTCATCCACTTTCCCTAAGATGTCTGCTATCTCTGGTGGTGTGAGCATTGGTGGCTCTCTAAAGTCATACTGCGCAAGCTTAAGGTTTTCCTCAGCTCTTGCTCTACACACTCCTTTAGCTTTACAAAATCTACAGTGATCTCCACTACAGTATTCACCTTCACCTGCATATGCTAGCTCTGCCCTTGGTTTAACTTCTTCCTCTGCCCACTTAACTAACTCATCTACAGTCAATTCCTCTGTGTCTGTATGCTCTAAGCGTGGCTGGATAATTGTCATCTTGATTTTGTCAATATCATATAGTAGGCCGTAGGTATCTAATGCTCCAAGTCCATAAAGTCTAAGCTGGGGATTGTTTACCGCACTTACTCCTACACCTTTACCAAATTTAAGGTCAATTACGTGTACAGTGCCATCTGCAATAATTACTACGTCTCCTGTTCCAAATCCCTCTTCTACCCAAGCTGAGAAGTCTAATCGTTGTTCGAATAATACCTGCGCATCTTTACAAGCTGCCTTAGCCTCATTTACAAGCTCCCATACGTCATGAGCGTATTGCTCAATATAAGTCTGCATTTCCTGAGACCAAAGCGGGTCTGCTTGTAATTTCTTTAAGTCTGAATTAAACTTACGCTTCGTCATCTCCCCATTGTTATATCTGAGAATCAGTTCAGCAAGAGCATGAGCATGAGTGCCTTCTTCTGCATATACACTAGATTCATTGGGAAACTCTGCTTCTAACGCTACACTAGGAGGGCAAGCCATCCAACGCTTGGCCCCACTAGCTGATAGTTTTGCGTGTACCTCTGGCATTACATCACCTTACCTTTTTCAAAGCACTGCATAACATATCCTAACTTATCTGCTGGTACGTCTGAGAGCTTACTTGCCCCTGCAGCTTCAAGCACCTGTTTAACTAGATCACGCTTACCTACACGTGCTAACTCTGTGCCTTTAGCTCTAACTTCTTCTAAGGTTACTGTTGGTTCTTCTGCCTCAGCTGGTGTATCAGCTTCACCATGTGTAGTGCTTTCAACGTTTCCGCTAACATCTGTTCCCTCTTCTTTTCCTGCAGCTCCTTTAGGCTCTTCATCGATTGGTTTACTAGCTGTTGGGGCTTCATTTTTTATTTCCTTTTCTTCTTTTTCAGGCTTAATCACTGCATCACCTGCAGCTATAGCTACATCAAAAAAGCTAGCCATCTTTTTCATGTTCTCTTTAATTTCTTCTGGTGTGTTTCCTGTTACTTTAATTTCAAACATCTAATTTCCTCCCATAAATAACTTTTTATTTTGTGCACTAAGCTTATTGAAGGCTTCTATCGTCATTACTATGTCGTGCTTTATGGTCTTTCCTAATTGATTAGTTGGTATCTCACAACTATGGCGTATAAATTTAACACCGTTCTCTACAAACTGCTCTATCTTACGATCTATCACATCGTCACTCGGATTTTTATACTGTGGCCTACCATTCTTATAACCTTTACTCTCATCTACAGTTACAGAAGTATATAGCCAATCAAACGTATCTCGTGGATCCACTTCTTTCTTTGGCTTTTGTTCCTTGGTTTCCTTCTTGGTGCCCATTAGTCACCCACTCCATAAAGTTGTCGCTTAAGTTCCTGTAAGGCTCCTGGGTCTATGACCTCTATGTGAGTACCCTTCATACCCATACTTCTCTTAGTAATTAGTCCTGCTATCTCAAGCTTAGCTAAGGCATTCACGAATACGCTTCGTGTTGTTCCTTTAGCGTCGCATATTCTGCTAGCATTTAATTCGATAGAAGTGTTAACTCCTATAAGGTCAAGTAAAGCTTTTATTAAACAAATCTCTGTCCATGAGAGATTATTTATAAGTGGTTTTAAATCTTTCATACCGTCTCCTCCAACACCATAATAGGTTTTATTGTTAGTGCTACTCTTGGAGCTTCTCCCTGCTCCACATAGCCGCTGTTGAGGACTTCAAGTAACAATGCTGCTTCTTCTAAACCGTTAATACTAAACTTCTCTCCATCTGTTGTAAGTATCTCTTCACTTGTAAAAACATTAGTTAGTGTATAGGTATAAAAGTAGTTCATGCTATCGCCTCACTTCTTTCAAGGCTTCTGCAAGTTTAACTCTTTCCCAAGGGTCCATTTCTAATTTAATCGTTTGTTCTCTTCTTGCCTCTCTTCTTTGAACCGTGTTCTCATCCTCAAAGCTTCTGAGGACGCAAGCTATACCTGCTAAGATACAAACTGCTGAAAATATTCCCATGATTACTCCCCCTCTGAATAAAGAGTTTGATCTACTTCATAGCTTCCACTTTCTTCATCTAGGATGTACTTAGTGCTCATTCCATTTGGTTTGGCAGCTATGTTATTTAGTAGTTCGTACGCTTCATCTATCCCTGGATAAAGCTGAGGATTACCTATCCTTTTACACTGATCATTTCTAAACTTACATGTGGCTACTGCATATCTAATTGTGTCGAAAGTGATTTCAGGCATTGTAGGAAGTTTTACTCCATCCACATACTCATAGTAGTTGCAATCCTCTGTGAGTTCGTTGTAGTTATCATCGCCCATGGCTCTTGGGCAAGTTCGTACGATACTGCTGTACCGTGTTTTAGATACGAGTTCTAACTTCACTATCCCTCTACACTCTCTGTATACCTTTGTTCCATGTTCTAACTTTGCTACATCTTGAATTGTTAATTGTTTACCTTTCATGCTATGACCTCCTATTTTTTAACTTGTTTTAGGTCATCTTGTGTAAGTAATTCAAACTAAGACCTCAGCCACCTTTTAGCAGCTGCTTCCGTTTCAAAGGGCTCTATCTGTGCATCACCCGTTGTGTTCTCTAAAGCTATAAAGCTCTCGTCACCAACAACGATAAAACATCCGAAAGGCATTCTATTTTTTACGATTTCTTGTGCTTCTTGTTTACTAATCTCTTTTATCAATTTCCTCAGCTCCTTTAATAAAATCTATAAAGCTTTTAATTACTAAGTAACTTAGAAGTATTAGAGGAATTAGTAGCCACTCACCGCCTATTGCAAAATAACCTCTATCTACAGTTGCCTCTACAACCATCTGCGGCGTTAGCATAATAGCTAAGATGATTAGCCAATTTCTTGCTTTTTCCAACATTCGTATCCCCCCCCCCTAAGCCTAAACTTATAATTAAAGCTTGATTTATTTGTTCTATTGCTTTTGCTCCTAGCTCTCCTATTTTGTCAAGTATCCTATGTTTATCTATTGTTCTTAACTGCTCTAGCATTAAAGTACTATCCTCTGTTAAACCCCCTATTGGATCTATCTCTACATGAGTAGGAAGTTTAACCTTATCCTTAGTGGTAAAGAAAGCTACGATTGTGGTAGGACTAAATCTATTACCTACATCATTTTGAATTACTACTGCCGGCCTTGTTCCACCTTGTTCACTTCCCATACCGTATGGCAATTTTACGAATATGACATCGCCTCTCTTAAGCTTCATTTCCTTTCACCTTTTCTTTACTGAGCTACATTGATGTGTTATACTTGTTGTAAGTTAAATTTTTATATGGGCCTTAACTGTTCTGAGCAGTTTGGCTCTTTTTTTTGTTAAACCATTCTTCAAAATCTCTCTTCGTAACCCTTAATAATTTTTCTCCTAACGTAAAACTAGGGAAGTCTTTTGATTTGAATAACCTATAGGTCTCTGTTTTTGATAAGCCAAGTATCTGTTGTACGTCTTTTGGTCTTAAACATTGTAGTTCTTCCACATTTCCACCTGCCGTTCCTTTTTAACTTTACCTATGGTTCGGATTGGGTTAAAAAAAATTTAGCTCTAATTCATTTGAAATTTTTATAAGTGTTTCAATGCTAGGCTTCTTTTTTCCTCTCTCCATTTGTGATACGAATTCCAAACTAGTGTCTATTTTTCTGGCTAAATCACTTTTTGTTAGCCCTTTTGACTCCCTTGTTTTAATAATTTTGTCTAATATAGTACCCCACGTTGCATTTTTCAAATAGATATTCCTCCTTTCTTGAATTTTCTCAAAATTTAAAAAATATTTCAAAAATAGGCTTGACAATTAACCTATGGTTCAGTATTATATAGACAAGAAGTTGACGAACCACAGATTGATATTAAACCCAACTACAAGTCGATTTTTGTTTGGCGACTTATTCAACTTGTAGTTAGAGTATAACATCAACCTCAGGTTCGAGTCAACCCTTTTTCTTAATTCTTTTTTATAAAAGTTTATGGAGGTAAAAAATGACTATTGGACAAAAGATAAAAAAACTAAGAGAGAACAAAGGTTTGAGTCAAAAAGCCTTAGGTGAATTAGCCGGAATAAGTGACTCTATCATATCTGCTTATGAAAAGGATAGGAAAAAGCCAGGTAGAGACACAGTTATTAAATTAGCTGCAGTCTTAAACGTGGACGTTAACTATTTGGTTAATGATGAAGTTGAAGCTTTAACTCAACGAGATAAAAAAGACATCGCGAAAACACTTGATAAGGTAATGGGGGATCTAAGTGAAGGTGGTGCCCTATTCTATGGTAATGAAATGAGCGATACTGATAAGGAGCTACTTAAGAACGCCCTACAAAATGCACTAGAAATAATCAAGATAAAAAACAAAGAAAAATACACGCCCAAAAAATATAAATAAGGATGGGGATGCTATTGGATATTAAGTCTATAGAAAAAAAGCTTAATAGATACATTAATAACAATGTAACTTCACTGAGTGATCTTACAGATAGAGTAAATGCTCTAGTACTAGAATGTGACTTGGGTAATAACGCAGGACTATACTTGTACCTAGGAAAAACCAAATTAATCCTAATTAACTCTAATCTTTCTGACTCTAAAAAGAAAATAGTATTAGCGCATGAATTAGGACATGCTATTCTGCATACTAAATCTAGTTGTGCTTTTAATCTCACGGATAGCACCGCAAAGGCTGAAATTGAAGCTAATATATGTACGCATCTTATTGTGCGCAAACTAGATATATTCATGGATCCGACCTTCAGAATCTCAACAGGGGAGTTTAACAAACTTGACGATGGATTTTTAAGACTGCAGGGATTAATTTATTAAACGGAGGAGCTCTTTAGATGGGAAAAAGAAATGCTAATGGTGATGGCAGCATCTACCAACGCAAAGATGGCCTATGGTGTGCTGCTGTAACCATAGGTAAAAATGAACAGGGTAAGCAAAAAAAGAAATACATTTATGACCGTGACAGAGAACAGCTGCGTTCAAAGCTCATTGCTTTACAGAATGATATAGTAATCAACGATGGCTATGTAAGGGATGACATTATAACCTTAGAGATTTGGGGCAAACGATACCTAAAGGATTTCGTGAAAAGTACTATTAGGGAAACAACTTATGACTCATATGATACGGTCTGTAGAAATCACATCTTTAATGCTGACTTAGCAAAAATGAAGTTGAAAGATATTAAAGCCTATCACCTACAACCATATTTGAATGATAAAAGCGAACTCTCTAAAAGCTATATCAAAAAAATCTACTTGCTACTAAATATGTTTTTTGATGGAGCTGTTAGAAACGACTTGATTGTAAAGAACCCTCTCCTCGCTGTGAACATACCTCGCTCAAAGAAAGAAGTTAAAAACATTGAGATTTTAACACTCGATCAACAGCGTGAGTATATTAAAGCTGCTAGTGAAACTAGTTATAAGGCCTTGTTACTAACTGCTTTGCTTACTGGAATGAGGCTCGGAGAGATACTTGCATTAAAATGGGATAAAGTTGATTTTTCAAAAATGGAAATACGAGTTGATCAAAGCCTAAAGGAAACTAGAACTCATGATGGAAATAGTGTGAAGTGGGAGAAAATAACGCAGGCACCTAAAACTAAAAGTGGCAAGCGTGCAGTACCTATCAGTAATGCCCTAGCTAAAATACTCCAAGAACATAAGACCGCTCAAAACGAATTAGCAATGAAGCGTGGACGAAAAGATTTTAATACCCAAAAATATGTATTCTGCTCAGATGTAGGTACTTCTCTAAATGCACGTAACGCTCAAAGAGCTCACTATCAAACTTGTGAACGAGCTGGTATCCCTAAAGTAGGCTTTCACGCCTTGAGGCATACATTTGCCTCTCGAATGATTGAAAAAGGCGTAGACGTAAAAATAGTTCAAGCCTGGGTGGGACATGCTACCATTCAGATGACTTATAATATTTACGTACATGTTCAGGAAGACGCAAAAAAGGCGTCTGCACAAGTGCAAGACGACCTTTTCGCTGATATCTTATAA